ATATTTTAATCGCATATAATCACCTTCTTTTTATTCTCTGGTTACAAAATTTTGCCTTAAAGTTATTTTCATATCAATTTCTACTCCCCTAAATGGGAATGAATTAAAATTAAATCTGGTATCCGGGAAACTAAAATATAGACATTCCCCATCCAGATCAATATGAGCGCCGAGAGCTTTTTTAATATCAAAATTTAAATCAAGAATACCTTTATTAGTGACATCCCCGACTATTTGCTTATCCACATCAAAAATCTTTATGTAACCAAATATAGTTAAAGTAAAATTTATCTCCGTTTTATGAGGCATGGTTATCGCCTCTTCTGGTGCATTGGTAGGCTCCAAAATAATACAGGGAAAATTATTTGTGGGGATATTATCGCGTGTCCCTGCATATACAATTTTAATATAAGTTTTTAAAACAGTATCCTCTTCTAAAATTGTTTTAACCTTATTCCAGATAGTCTCTAATTTCATTCTTTAGTTATCTCCTCTAAATATTCGGTGAAGATCCTAACTATATTTGTTTTATCCTCTTCTTGAAAGAGTAAAAATTTACGCTGGGGTAACTTAGCGATCCTTGCTTTTTGGTGAACGTGCATAGCAAAAACATCTTCTCCACTACCAGGGTCAACCCAATGTAAAACTCTGGCTTTTATCGGATAGATATCCCTTGCCGGTATTTTAATAGAGCCACCTTCTTGATGTTTCCTCATATAATCAAGTCTGGTTCCTATCTGGACTTCCTGATCAGATACAACTTCATAAACAATAGAGCCTTTCCCTATCCCGGTATCTTGTAATATCTTTGCTCCTTTACCTTCTTTTCTTCGCATGGCAATAGTCATCGGTGAAAGCGGGGCCCATTTTGTAGGCCTACCTTCTGCTCTAAAATTTTTATCAATAGATCCAAGCATCAATATTCCACATCGCTTTAAAGGGACTCTAAGATTTTTAGCCTTTTCCCCTGCCTGTTTTAATAAAGCCTTAACCTTTTCATCATCTTTTATCTCATAACTGATTAATGCTCCATTAGTCATCGTCTAAATCCTCTATCTTACCAGAATCAATTCCCCAGCAAGTTTCATCCCTCTCATCAAAGGTCCTTTTATAATCTTTAGTAGAAGATTGGATAGCCCCCATATCTACGATAATACCTTCCATTTGTAAAATACCATTAGCAATCTTTTCAAGGGTCTCTTTTGCTTCTTTATATCGGTCAATCCATTCATTGGTGCTCGGCATTTTTCCTGAATACAATCCTCTCATCACATAATAAGAGGCAATATCCTCAGCCAAAGATTTTATAATAGCCGGGGTAGTCTCTAAAGCATCAAGGGCAGTTAATAAATCAGATGAGAAAGCCGCCCTTATTTCTGCATCGGCTTTAACAATAGCTTTAGCTAACAATGCAGAAGGTACTTCACTTGTTGACATATTCAAATTAGTTAAAACGTCAGTATTTTCACAAAAAGCCATTTATTGCTCCCTTGTTATTATTAGAGAGAGAGAACGTAATCCTCCCCCTCTAATTTTATTTATTAAGTTATAGCCGGTGATATCCTATATCCACAAGCCACAGCAACCATTTTTTCAGCTTCTATGTCGCCCACTTCAAACCAATCACTATGTCTTATTTCTATCCTTGCCCTTCTGGTTTGAAACGGTTGAGATTGGAAGGTATAACCTAAAGAGAATTTCTTTACTCCTGGTTTTGGCTCTACATAAGCCAATATGGCATTCTTGCCCCAGAGATAAGATAAAGATTCAGGCTTCCCTTCTTTGGCTGTATTATAACCAGCTTTACCGACTATTACTTTTTCTATTTCAAATACACTGGCCATAAGTTCCGGAGTAACTACACCTTTTTGGACGTATTTAATCCGATCCAAAATCTTGGGATGATGTTTTAGCTTATCGTAAACAGCTTTTCCTAATAGTAATACATTCGGTTCTCTGAAGATCACTGCATGTATAGCATCCTTCCCAGTTTCAATATTAGCTATCGGATCAGAGGTTTCATAAACATCCCATTTAATACTTGGAGCATTGGCCGATAAATTTGCTTCTAATATATCTTTAATCCTCATCTCCAAACCTAATTGAAGGATATCAGTTAAAAATTCTACGGTATCTACTTCAAGATTTAGAGGGCTATCAGCATTATCTCTCTCTATATCATCAATTAAATCATTTAAGGCATGCTCATCGCACACATAACCATCAGTGGTTACTTTCCAATCCACAGTTTTTGACTCAGTTTTGGGAGCCCTCAAAGTTTTGGGAATTCTAAACCGATCAGCTTTATCATCATATATATAATATATATCCGATTTCTTTTTAACCGGTACAATCGGCATTAATTCTGTTCCAACATAAGCCGCATTACGGTACATTATGGAAATATTAGTTAAAATTTGATCTTTATGAACATTTTCTACTTCTGGCATTTAATTTCACCTCGATTCTTTTATAAATTATTTATTATGTAGCATGAGAAACAGGAGAATACATGTGAGTTATTAAAACTTCTATTATTTCATCTATTGCACCGGCAGCTTCCAGAGCTATTGCCCCAGCATACTCATCGGCAAGATCTACTACTTCACCGACTCCAGCAGCAGTAGAAGTTAAAGCTTCTCCTTCATCACAAGCTTCACCCATTACTAATTTACTCGTACCTAATACTCTTACCCTGGCAGCCTTCCCGACAACACTAGGAGCATTCTGTAAAATACCGATAGAGACTCCATTTAAACCACAAGCGACAACATCGCCATTGGCATCAAGTTTTACAAAATAATATTTCTTAGCAGTTAAGGCTTCACCAGCTTTAAAAGTTATATCTAAAGCTCCAACATCTTGAGACATATTTAACACCTCTTTTCATTTTTTATTTTATTAGATTATTTTTTCTTTTCTTCAGTAGACTCCAGAACGGCTAAGACAGCATCTCGATAGGATACGTCTTTATGCTCATCCATATACTTCTGGACCTTCTTTTCTTCTGGAGTTAATTTATCTTTGCCTTCTTCTTCTTTTTCTCCACCCTTGCTTAATTCAGCAAAAATTTTGTCAGAGAAATTAGGTTGAAGTTCGATAAATTTCTCCAGTAGTTCTCGCTGTGAAAGTTCGATTTCTTTGCTATCTACCATAAACTTGATCTTCTTCTCATCAGAAGTGGACCCTATAAGAGTCATCAAAACTTCTTTTTGTTTAGGTAGAAACCGCATGTCTTTTTCGGAGCAGTGGGTATCAATAAAGGTTTTAATTTCAGCTTCTCTTTTTTCCTTAGAGATCTTGTTTAGTTTTCCTTCTGCTTCCTTAGCTTTTTTCTCTTCAGTTTCAAATTTAACCTTATAATCTTTATTCTCTCCTGCTTCCTTAGTAATTTTCTCAAAATCTTCCACTGCAACAAATTTCTTTCCATCGACCTCTGTTATTTTTAATCCATCAGCCATAATATAAATCACTTCCTTTCTTTTTATTTTTTCTTGTTTCTCGTATATAATTAAATTAGCATTCTCATCAGCATCATATAAGGCAGCAATATCTTTTAAATTAGTTATTGCCGGTAGATCAGCACCTAAAAAGGCTATTGCTGAAAGGACCTTTTCATACTTTTTCTTAGTTGAAGGCTCAGTATAATCGTATAAAATCTCACTGGATATCCTCTTATATGCTCCGTTTTTAATCAAGTCATATAGGACCTTAGGCACTTCCTTAATATCCACTAAAATTTTATTGCCTACCTTCTTTAATTTGGTGATCCAGCCACCAGCAGGATATCCCGATTTTTGTAATAATTCCTGTTTGTCATCATGGCCTAATTTTACTTTGGGTTTTAATTTATCGATTATTTCATTAGTACCATTTACGATATTATCCAGATCCTCATCGGTAATTTTATGCTTATTCCATTCTCCAGTACCAAATACCTCTACATCTTTAAGCTCATAGGTCTGGGAATAGGCTTCCAAAAGTGCTAATTCCATAGTAGTTAGATTCCCCTGCTCTCCAGTTTTAACCCAGTTACCTTCTTTGTCCTTCTTCCAACCTGCTTTTTTCAATCCAGCCCAGGCAGTAGCAGCCGCTAAAGCCTCTTGGTCATCTCTATCTTTATAAGTTTCCCAAGCCGAATTAAATATATCAATCCAAGCCTTTTGGGCTTCGACTGGTAGTTTTTTTATCCCTTCCGGGATATTACTAGGATATTTGTAAGGCATATAACTCATCTCCTTCCATATTTATAAAATTTTTAGGCTTTATAGCCATAATCCCCGCTTTCTTTTCTTTAGATATAGGGGTATATTTTTCATATATAGTTACGGGCACTAAAGTTCCTCTGCATTCATAGTGATTAGGTGGTTTACATCTTGCTAAATCAGGATCACCCTTTTCAAATACTTCTCCATCTAATCGCTCACATATTTCGGTAGTTCTATCGTCCATGATAGAAGAGTACATAACCGCCGGGACAAATTCCCCTACTTCTGGATCATTCATCATGGCCCAGCGTCCCTCATTATAAGCATCACTAAAATTAGTTCTCACTACATTTTCAAGGTGCCAGGGAGTTAATTCTTTACCAGTTTTGATTTCTATTCCACTCGTTCCAATATATTGTTTAAAAAATCCATCTAATTGGAACATTATCTCAGGAGTACTCGCCCCACCTTTAAGGCCATTGTATAAAATTGCCTTTGCTTCTTTGAGAATATTATCCCTTACTACTCCAGCAATCCAAAAAGATTTATTATTTAGATATTGTAAAGCCTTAGCAGGTGGTAACCCAGGAATAATATCAATAAATTTCACCTTATCTAATTCGCTGTTTACTTCTTGTTTACCATATTGCCATATCTCTTTTAACCAGTCTTGAATTTTATCCTTAAAATCTCCTACATAAGATAACTGGATTTTTTCAATCTGGGCTGCTGAATTATTTTCAATTATTTTTCTTCTGAGGATATCTTTTTTAAGGGCTTCCTTCTGCCAGTTTACAATCTCAATAAGTTCTTCTTTACATTTTGTTTCCCACTCATTTAAATTCTTTATTATTCTGGTAAAATTACATTTCTTTTCATATTGATTGGGTTGTCTTGATAGTCTAGCCTGATAATCTTCTGTAAATAATCCGCCTTTAGGTTTTGGTTCAGGTAAAACTATCCCCTCTTCTTTGGCTGGGATCTTCAAAAATCCTCTTACCCATTCCTCTTCTGGATTAATTAACCCTGCATCAACTAACATCTTGGCAATTTCAGCTTTAGCCTTCTGGTCTTCTTTTATAAGTGATTCAAATTTAAAATAAGGATATTTAGGTTGAGGGAAGTTAAAATCTATTAATCTTTTTATGACCTGCTCCCGGATTATAGTATCTTCGGTTTCCTCCCCTAAATAATCAAGAATATAAATAAAGATATCAAAATGAGTTTTAGATAAAGCCCACGACCCTTTTTCTCCACTATCCATTAAAAGAGTACCTACCAACAAGGACCTGGCTATCATCGCGTTATTACTATCAAAAGCTTCTTTATAACCTGCATCCCCTCTCCTGGTAGCCTCTAAAAGTTCAGCTTCTAAACCTACAGGCATAACTATTGCAGTATCAGTCTGTATATTTTTTAAGATGTCTAAATATTCATCTTGTTTAATCTTGGGAGTACCGGCAACATAACGACCTATTACAGTGGGCTGGCCAAACTTTTCTAAAAAGATATTCCAAAATCTTTGTACAATATCATTAGAAAAATAATAACGGTAGGCAGCCCTAAAATCGGACTCACCATATAAGCTATCTGCATCATCATCATTAGGATTATAGGCAAAGATAATAAATTTATTGATAGGTAAAAGTTTATTGCCTGCTTCAATCAATCCTTCCTCTTTAATATTGCCATGCTCATCACATCCAAACATATAATTTATAGCTTTTCGCACTTTGATATTATCAATCCCGATCATCCCCTTAAATTCTCCACTGGGAATAATTTTATAATTGATTTCAGCCACAGAATAACCATCTCTCATGGCATTCCATATTTTAAGCAGGGAATTATTTATACTCCCCTTCATCTCTGAAAAGCAATGCTCTATAAATTCAGCCTGTTTTACAGCATCTTGATCATTCTCATCTTCCGGCCTAATACTCCAGGGGGTAGATAACCGGGCATGCTTTTTTAACATAAAAACAGCTTTAACCTGGCCATCCCGTTTTTGCATGGTCCTATAAATATCAAGCCCTTTTTTTCCTGCTAGATCATCTGGGTTGTAAATGGGAAGATTTTTAATTCCCCAAATATCCGTTCCAGAACTGGACATTTCGCCCATCTCTGGTTTAACTAATTTCTTTATAGTCTCTTTGGTATTTTGAAATATATTTTTTATATCCATAAGTCCCCTTTAGAAACAAAAAAGAGAGCCAAGATAAAAATGAATTAACATTTTCAAATTGGCTCTCTAAAGTGG